CATCCACCTGCAAATCAAGCAGGGTTCCGGTGTTACCGCTATTACTATCAGCGTTAACTTTAAGTGCGGTATAAGTACCAGTAGGGCTGACCCAATCCAGCTCAGTGTTTAGATCACCCGTACCTGCCAGCTGTCCGGCGTTGTTGTACTGGATGTTGCCGGTTGCTCCAGAGACGAGGCCGACGGTGCCGGTTTGGTCTGGGAAGCTGATCGTGCGGTTGGCAGTTGGGGTGACCGATTGAATTGTGGTCGAGAAGCTAGCGCCACTGTCGAGGTTGAGGTCGCCGCCGACGCCAAGCACCTTGCCGGTGTTGTCCCAGGTGAGATCGGCGCTGGCCGCAAGACCACTAGCTCCGTCGTTGTACTGGATCTCGTTGGCGCTGCCAGCTGCAGTGGCGCCAGCTGCACCAGGCACCCAATCACCCGTAGCGCTGTCGTACACCAACGCCTCGCCGTTTGCCGGCGGGGTCGTGGTCAGATCAACGTCCCCGAGATCGCCTAGGGCGCCAGTAGTGGCCACCGTGGCCAGACTGCTCTCCAGCGCGTAGCCAGGGTGCGGGTCGGCTGCAGCTTCGTGGGTGCTGATGGCGCTCGCTGCAGTGCCAGCGGCCTCGGCTCCCAGCGTCGTGCGCTGCGCCGCTGCATCAACATCATCAAGCAGCGCTTTGCCGGCAATGGTGATGTCACCGCCGAGGTTGCTGGTATCAACAACGCCGGCATCAATCGTCCAGACGGTGCCGGTGCCGCTTACGGTGATGTCACCCTTGTCGCCGTCAACAGCAATACCGACAAGCGCATCAACACTGACCGTTTGCGTTGAAGTTACTAATTCATCAACTTTCAGCTTGCCAAACGCCATCTACAAAATCCCCCAAATAGCGCCAGCTGGTATGGTCACAGTGTAGCCAGCAGCAATCTCAACAGGCCCTTGTGACAGCCCGTTGCTGCCAGCGGTGAGTGTGTAGTCCTCGCTGATGACTTGCTGGGATTCCAGGATGATGCCGCCTGCTGCGGGCGCCTGAGCCTCCCAGCGGTTGTTGGCGGCGACATAGGTGAGCACGTCACCGTCAGCCTTGGCGCCATTCGCCTCGACATCGTGCAGATCCTGCAGACGGCGGCCGGTGTCAACGCGGACCATCAAGATGCCGTTGGTCTTCTTGCTGATCACAGCAGCCACGGGCAGCTTCAGGTTGGGCGCTGCTGGCTCAACGTTGATTAAGCCGCCTGGTGTCGCAGGATCACACCACAGGATGTCACCCTCTTCAAAGGCGAGCGTGTTGACCTGCCGCACCTTGCCGAAGGTGGTGACGAAGCCATCCTCTCCGGCAGCAATCGCTTCTGTGGTCACGCCGAAGAACACATAGCCGGGATAGGTGCCATCAGCCACCATCGGCGCCACCAGCAGCCGGCCGCTGTTGCCGATCGTGCCAGCAAAGCGCACCGCTGTGCCATTCGGAATCTCGCTAGCGGTGCTGTTGCGGCAGAGCATCAGCTGCTCGCTGCCGAGCTGCAGCACCACGCCGCCGCCTTTGCCGAGATCGAGCGTTTGCTCGTCTACGTTCCACGCAAGCTGGCCAGCTTCAACTGAGACTGCGGCAGCCTGATCAAAGGTCACCGCCTCGAAGTCAGGCTGCTGGCCCAACTCGGTGTAGGGCAGGCTGGCCCACGCTGTCACACCATCGCCATATTTGCCGCGCAGGCTGCTCGCATCGGACTCGATGCCAAGCTCGCCATCCGCCAGCACTGGATTGGCTGCTGTCCAGTTGGCGCCGGTATCCCTGCGGTGCTTGATCCGTTGCGACAGCGTGCTCATGCCCCTCCTCCATCAACGTTCGGGGTGTTGACGAAGCTGGTGCCGTCGTTGATCAGCATGTCGCCCTGCTGCGGATCGGTCAGGGTCACATCAGCCAGATCCTGCAGGCCGAACTCACGCGGCTGACCACCAGGCGCTGTGGCCGGCGGCGCAATCTTCATCAGATACAGATCGGTGAAGGTGCCATCATCGGTTGGCTGTGCGCTACGCACCGTGTAGTTCACACCGGCCACCGTGATGCCGTCGCCGTAGATCAGACCGCCGAACTCGCTGGTCTTCACCGTCAGCTTGTAGTCAACGCTGAGCACCTGATCGCCAGCGATCACCTCCATCGGCATGTCGAGGATGCCCAATCCAGAAACGGCGCCAGTGGTGACACTGACGCCGAAGTCTGCCAAGAACGCATCTAGGTTCTCGGTAAAAGCCATCAGCCGTACTTCTTCAGGCCGAAACCGAAGCAGGTCACAGCAGAGCTGGCGGTGCCAGTCTCAGCGGTGCAGCTGAGGCGGATGTAACGCTTGAGGTCGTTGCTGTTGAGGGTGATCACCTCTTTGTAAGCAGCGTCGCCGATAGCGGTGAAGCTACCGCCGGTGGCTGCGGTGTAGGTGCCGCCGGACGCGTCCGACTCCTCAATGCGGAAGGTCAGATCAGCAGCAGCGCCGGCAGCAGTGCCGGACAGGATGATCTGAACATCGCCTTCGTAGCCGGCCAGATCGACGCCAGCTTGATCGCCGGTGCCGGTGATGGTGGTGGTGGCCAGAAGGGTGAAGTGCTGGAGCTTGTCCAGCGTGAGCTCATGCAGTGCCATGGGTCTTGGCGCGACGTTGACGTGGTTTGCGTTTGACAGGCTCTAGATCCTGCACCACGACAGCTGCAGGAGCTGTCGGGACTGCTTCTGCCTTGCCGCTGCCAATCAGCAGCCGGGCGTCGCGGTCGTTCACCTCCACCACATCACCAGGCCTTGCGGGCTGGCCAAAGATGGAGGTCTGGCGCAGGATCAGGAGCCTCATGATCACAGGGTGTTGTTACCGCGGCAGAAGGACTCGGGGTGACGCACGGCCACGTCAACATCCTGCAGAGCAGTCACGCGAACGCTGCCGCTCTTGTCCAGTGCGTAGGGGTTCACCTGGATATCCAGGGCGCCCCACATGCCCATGATCATCTGATTCCATACGCCGAAGAACACATCGCCGCTGGCTACCTGATTGGAGCGCACGACGTTGTAGCCGTTCACGGTGCCGCCGGGCTCAAGGATGAACTGAGCGGTGTTGCTGGCCTTCTCGGTGGTCTTGAAGCCGCCGAAGATGGTGGAGTTGGTCACGTAGGACATAGCGCCGATGTCGGCGTTGTCTGCAGCCACCTTGGTCTCCATGCTGACGATCTCCGCATAGGTCGGATTGTCAGCGTTGAAGTCCTCGGTGTTGATGCCGGTGACGAACTTCAAGCCCTCAGGCTGGCTGCTGGAGCCGGTGCCGTACAGAGCAGCGCGGTCGATCTCAAGGGCGATCACAGTGGCAAGCTCATTGCGCACCATCTGCTCAACGTCGATTGAGCTTTGCAGCATCAGGCGACGGCTGAACTCGGTGTAAGCGCCGAGGGTCTTGGCCACCAGTGCCACCTGATCCACGCTGGGCTGCGATTCGGTGGGGTCACCACCTTCAGCCACCCAATATGCGGAGGCTGCGCCGGTCTGGCGGGGGATCGCCACAGGGCCTTGCAGGCCGGTCAGCATGGTGACGCCGAGGGTGTTCAGCGCCAGGCGGTTGCGCAGCAGCTCGATGAAGCTGCCGGGGCGAGCATCGGTGAAGACCAGATCACCAGCACCGGAGGCAGTGCCAACGGTGAGGTCACGCTGCAGCACGTCATTCGGGGCCAGGATGCCGCGCGGGGTGATGCCCATGCGCTGTGCAGTGGCTTCGCTCACCTCACGCTCGAACGCAGCGGCCTCATGGGCAGCGCGATCACCGGGCAGCATCTGTGCGCGGATGGCACGCACGAAGGAGAAGCTGCGAGCTTCCTTCTCGGTCAGGCCGATGTCAGCAGAACCGCCGGTAGCGATCGGCTGAGCAGCGCGAGCAGGAGCGGCCGGGGTAGCCGGCTGAGCAGCGGGACGCTTGGCAATCTCGGCGAGCACCGAACGCATGGCGTCAGCTTCAGAAGCACCGGACTCGATCAGACCTTGGGCCAGATCGTCTGCCTTATGCTCACGGCAGAGGGAAGTGATGGAGGCAACGCGGGTGCGCTCATCGGCCGCAGCCTGAGCCCGCACGGCCTCCATGTCGATGGTGGAGGGGTCCATTGGGGTGTTTTCGTTAGGGGTCGAGGGTGCGGCGGATGCCGCGGCAGCGCCGGGTGGACCGGAGCTGCTGTCGTGGCCGGCCTTGCGACCTTGGCCAACGGTGTGATCAGCAGGGATGCTGACAGCCGAGACTTCCATCGGCGTGAATCGCGTCACGACCGCGAAGCCATCACGACTGGAAGTATCGAGCGGCTCGTCGATCGAGTACATGAAGGACACGTTGCGGATGGTGCCGCTTTCCCAGTCCTGACGCCGCTTGTACTCTTCGCTGCCTTCGGACCTGGTGTTAGGGCTCCAGCGGGTGCGCACACGGCCGCGGCGATCGTCGCCCATCCATGCCCGCTCAACCACGCCGAGCACCACCTCGGGGTTGTGATTCCAGAGCCACGGTGCAGCGCCGCTGTTGAGGCGCTGCATGTTCATCGCTTCAGGATCGTGGCTGAGCACCTCCATGCCGAAGTAACGCTCAACCGGCTGCTCTGAACTGAAGGTGAACTCAACGACATCAGGATCGTCAGCTGCACGCGCAACCTCGGCCACCACCGCCGAGCGGTAGAGCGGCTGTTGGTTGAGCTCACGCAATTCCACTTCTCGATCCTCTGATCTTGCTTCCATGCTATCGACAAGCAGCTCAGACATTTTCTTCGTTAGTGATCTCCTGCTCCGGTGTTGCATTGGTGGCGCCAGCTAGCTGATCATCAGCCGGGTTGGTGTCGAACTGAAGGCCTAGCTGCTCAGCCCGGTCAACCTCAGCAGCGCGTGCAGTGAGCAGATCCTCAATGTCGCCACCACCTTCGGCCACCACCTCAGCCTGCGTCTTGAAGCCAGCCCGTACAGCCTCCTTGTAGGCGCCGACTTCCTTCATCGGGTCAACCCATGCCCAGCCGCGGGGATACCAGCGCACGGCCTCATACCGCTCTGGCATCGCGTCATAACCGGGCAGATTGAGCTGGCCCACGCCTGCGGCCGCAGCCATCCACCGGTCAAACACCGGCTGCAGCAGGTGCTCGATCATGTAGTCCTGAAGCATCCGCCAGTGCTCGCGGTCCTCCAGCAGGCTTAGCCGGCTGCTGCTGTAGTTGGACTGGCTGAAGTCGCGGCTGATCGTCTCGAAGCTGCAGCCGATGGCCGCGGCCACACCGCGGAGCATGGCCCGCAGGAACGGCTCAAACTGGCCATCGGGGGCATCCAGCTGCGGGATGCTGACGGTCTCGCCCGGTGCCAGGTACTTGAAGACGCCTGGCTCAAAACGTGTCACCTGATCGCCGTCTTCTACGTCGTCACCGTTGAGCTCACCTTCGGGCGATTGGATGAAGCCCATCAGGGAGCTGTTGGCACGGGCCCGCACCACCTCGGCCTCCTCGTAGCCGGAAAGATGATGCAGGCGCTTGACGGCGCTTGATGCCCATGGCACGCCGCGCGTCTGACCGGGGCGCTCGGTGACAAACAAATGGATGATCTGATCGGCTGGCACCTCCGTGACGCGATAGCCGATGCCATTAGTCAGATCGCCTGGGTGCCGATCGCGGAAGGCATAGCTGATCGGTCTGCCCCACCGGTTGACGCGCACGCCCATGCGCCACTCATTGCCCTGCGCATCAGGGCCGCTGGTCTTGCCTTCATCGCAGTAATCGGCCTCGATCACCTCAAGGGCCAAGGGCACACGACTACGCCCGAATGGTTCATCAACGATGCGGATGAACACCTCACCGGATTCGGCCATGGCCTCCACAGCCAGCCGCAGGATCTCTGGCAGGCTGAGCTTGCCAGCGACGTGGCAGCGATCGGCGTGGCCCCATGCAGTCCAGCCTGATTCGACTTGCCGGTTCAGTGGCTCGTTCAGCCGGCCGCCGCGCTGCATCATCACGCGCGACTGCATCCTGATGCCGCGGCCAATGACGTTGGCACCGATCGCGCGGATCGCCTGCCGCACGTAGGGCGAATCACGGCGCAGCTGCCGTGAGCGATCGCGCAGCTTGACGATGCTGCCGTCGATCTCAGTGTCGGCGCTGGTGCTGCTCGTGACCCATCCATGGGTCAGGCGGTTGACCATGGCGCCCTCATAGGCGCGACGTGGCAGGCGTGATTTGGTGATGGCCTGCTCAGGTGCAGATGCTGTCTTGGTGCGCTTTGCCATCAGCCGAACCTCACGAACATGTTCATCGGATCACCGAGGCCCTGAGCTGCTTTTTCAGCAGCACGCTCACGGGCAACAATCGCCTTGAGCTGCGCTTCACGTTGCATCAGCTGGCCGAGCTCAAGCTGGGTGAATGAACGGCTGCCGATGCTGTATTGCTTAGATCGACCGCTGATGATGGCGCGGATGGCAGCTTGCACCGCGTCGAGATCTTGTTCGGCTTGGCTGCGGCCATCGAATGCGGCTGGTGTGCCGCTGTAGGCCAACGACGCAAGCACTGTGGTTGTGCCGCTGCCGGTGATCACCACGTCATCGCCTGACGTGATCTTGCGCTGCCAGTACCAGGTGCCGGCATCCCATGCGCCGGTTACTGCAGCAGACAAGGCCACATCCCAGCCACCGTCAGATCGTGCGGTGCCGGTGATAGTGGCGCCTTCGCCTGCGGTGTTGGTGCGGAAGCTGATCGTCAGCGTCCACGATGCCGACGTGGCAGGGTTGCCGGCCGGATCAGTCCCGGCAGGTTCAATCCACTGCAGCGTGCTGCCGGCGGTGATCTCAGCGGGAACAGTCACGGCAATACCTCCTCAACCAAGGTTAGCCACGGGTTTACCAGCCACTGACGAAGTTAGGGCCGGATTGCGTTGATCTACGGCGCCTTGTTGGTTTCTTCTCAGCCGGTGCTAATCGTTGTTGCTCTGCTGCAGCCTCCAGCTGATCCCACATCGTGGCGCGGTTGTAGCGGCGCTTCACCAGCTCCAATGCAGCAAGTGCATAAACGCAAAGGTCGAGCGGTTCGTTCCGGGCACCGGATGGCTTCTCCCAGCTCAACACCTGGAAGCCCTTCACGGTCTTGGGCACCAACCGCTCACAGGTCAGGCCCTGCAGGTAGTCCTCGGTTACGTCCTCGCCGAAGTGGATTGAGCCGGGCCCGGTGCCGTCCTTCTTCAGTCGGGCGTAGATCGTGCGCTTCAGCGTGTCGCCGCCGACCATGTAGAGCGTAAGGCCGCCTTTGATGACGCGGCCGCGCCAGTTGACATCCACTTTGCTGCCCTTGCCCAAGGCCGGCGCCGCCTTGGTGCTGCTGCCCTTGATCGCCATTACACCCTCCGCCGCCCTGGCGCGGCAGAACTCATAGGCCTCCTGGGTAAAGTGGCCGCCCGTGTCCACAGCGCAATGCCGCACGGTCAGCGTGCCGCCGCCCTGCCGCGGGAACTGCGTCTTGCGGATGCTGTCGATCTGCTGCCACACCTCTTCGTAGGCCGGGCTGCCCTCGACCTTCTGGTGCCAGATGCGCCACATCTCTTCTCCGCGGCCAAACCCCCATACCGTGGTTTCTAGCCAGGTGTCCTGCACGTCCACAGCCATCAGCAGGATCACGACGCCTTTGGGGCAGGTGCCGCTGCTGTAGCCATCGCGCTGCGCACGGGCGATCAAGCCATCAGCGTTGATGGCGGCCACAGCCTCATCCTCCCAGGCTTCGGCGGCCCGCTTGTTCACCCAGCCCTTGAGCAGCAGCGGGTCAGTCTTGGCACGGAGGAACTCATCGCGGATCTGTGCCCAGCTGGTCCAGCCGGCCGGTGCGTACCATCCGGGCAGGTGAAAGCCGGCGGTGATGCCGTCACCCTTGGCGGTGGGCTGCCACTGGGCGCCGGTCAGCATCGTGGTCTTGTGGCGCTCGGTGACGCGCTCACCGCAGGCCGGGCACTGCGCGAACACCTCGCCATCGGGCGTGTCCCACTTCATGTGCTCACGCCAGCGCAGCACCTCCAGCGATCCACAGCAGGGCATCAGCATGGCTAGCTGCCGGCGATCGCTGCGATCCTCGAACTCGCTGGTGATGCGACACATGCCGCGGGTGCCTGGTGTGCTGGTGATCAGCACCTTGCCCATGGGGAATGTGCTGGTTCTGGCCTCGGCGTTCTCAAGCGGGTCGCCCTTGTCGTCGGCCTCGAACGGATAGGAGCTCACCTCGTCAGCCAGCAGGTAGGCCGCCGGCATCGACTGCAGGCCGCTGCCGCTGTTGGCGCCGGTCAGCACGAACAGGCCGCCCCTGAACTCTTTCAGGAACATGGTGTTTCCGCTGTCCCGGGAGCGGGCCGGTGCGATCAGCTCGGACAGCACCGGCGTCTCACGCAGCAGCGGCTCCAAGCGCTGCCGGTTCAGACGTTTGGCCATGTCCAACGTGGGCTGCACCAGCAGGGTCGGCGCCGGCCATAGATGCACGATCGCGCCGAGCCAGTTCAACACCACCTCGGTCTTGCCCAGCTGTGAGCCGAACATCAGCACCACACGGCGCCATGGGCTGCTCGGGCTGAGGCACTCCATCGGCTCGCGCAGGTAAGGCGTGCGATCGGTGCGCCACGGTCCCGGCTCGGCGGAGCCCTTGGTGGACAGGACGCGGTGAGTGTCAGCCCAAACATCCACCGTCATCGGATCCGGAGGCCGCAGGCCGTTGCGGACAGCCTGGACGTACAGATGAGGTTTATTCGCCATCGGCCAACATGCGCAGGGTGTTTCGGATCTCCTCAGAGATCAACTGATGAGCGTCTCTTGGCGTCATGCCTGAGACCATCGGGGCAATGCGATCGGGGATCGACATGAGCCTGTCGCGAAGGACGCGAGCCATGGCGAAGGCTTCTGATTTGACCTCAGCAGCGGGGATTAGCTCACCCTTCATCTGCATCAGCTCGACGCGCTCACGCTCGGCCTGGTAGACGGCACGGGCCCGTTTGGCTTCAGCCAGGGAAGGGCCACCACCGGCCGGGTGTGGCTGGCGGGTGTTGATCGGGCCGGGGAGCTCCGGCGGCAGCGGCGGTTGAACTGATGACCGCGAAGGGTCTGTATTGCCGGCCCACTGTGCGTCGGCCAGGGGGGCATCTATCAACCACTTGCCGTCGATCTTCCTAACAGCAGGTTCCGTCAGTCGGCCTGATTCAATCGCCTTGAGAACTGCAACGTGGGATGTACCACGCAGACCACGCGCCTTGCGGTGCTTGGCATAGGCCTGAAGGTTCATCCATTCACGCCCCGTGGAAGGCGTCCAACGCGTACCAGACCAGGCTGTTGCGGTAGCCGCCTGGGTGTGTTGGCACAATCGGGGTGACGCCGTGCCTATTGCGCCACGCGGGATAGACCAGCATCGAGTTGTCGGCGCTGTTGAATGTGACGTCGTAGTCGGGCACGTACAAGTTGCCCCCAGTGCTGTTGCGCCGTTTCGTGATGATCACGTTCACAGCGCCCTTGACGTTCAGGTTGTCCTGATGAATGGCCGCGGCGATGTTGAAGTTGCTGATGCTGCTCGTGAACAGATCAGCGAATCGCCAGTGCTGCGGCACGCGCCGCTCCACGGCCTCACGGTGGACCGCGTAAACATCAGGGCTGATCTGCTCGATCAGCTGCAGGGCCTCACGGCCTGCCATGGTCATGGCCTTCACAAATGTTCTGGCGCTCTGCACCGCGTGAACGCTGCTCTTGGTCGCGTAGGGCCGTCTCATATGAGGCTTCGGCGGAATGCTGCCGATGATGCAGCTGTATTGCCGCACCTCCTGGCCGTCGCCATGCAGGCCGCTTGAGCGCCGCATCTCCGACTTCGGTACGCGCTTGCTGTTCAGCTCAGCGTCAGCCACGTTCACCAGCTTCTGCAGTCGCTCCGGAAGCGTCGCCAGGTAGAAGCCGATCGGTTTGCCGTCCACGATGAACAGGCTGTCCTCAAAGAGCGTTGGCGGCAGCTCCTTTGGCTGGTCGCCGATTTTGACGTTGTGCTGAATTTGCTTCAGCTCGATCGTTTTCATCAGGGTTTCGCGTAGCAGAACACGTTGGTACAGGCCGGGAACCAAGACGCTTGCCACTGCTCGTAGTCGCGCCGGTGGTAGCGAACTCGGTTCCACTCAGCCTCTATCCGGTAATCCTGCAGCTGCAGGTCCAGCACCTTCCAGAGCCGCGTCAGGCTCGGATCAATGTCGAAACTCCACTCGTAAACCAGCTTGCTGAACAGGGCCTCGGTGGTTTCGAGGATGGGCATCTCGGCGCCCTCGATATCCATCTTGCAGGCATCGAAACCTCGGGCCTCATCGTCAAAACGGGAACAGGGCACCTTGATGCCCAGTTTGTTCCACTTCTTGACAATGCTGTTCCGCCAGGTCTGATTGTTGTTGCCGATGAACAGCGCGACCTCATCGCGGTCGTCGTGCACCAAGGCCCGGTGCTTCACTGTCGCGCGGAACCCGTTGAGCTTCAGGTTCCGCTCGATCATCTCGCAGTTGTAAGGATCAGGCTCGTAGGTCACCACGTCCGCGCCCAGGCTGCAGGCCAGCAGCGTGAAGGCGCCCACGTTGCCGCCGCAGTCCATCCACCGTTCGCCCGGCAGGATTGTCATTCCCCGTTTCTGATAGCAGCCGCCCCCGATCACTTCTTCAAACGTCTTGAGATCGCTAAAGCCCGGCCGGTGCCAGAACTTGATTCCCTTCAGCTCGCCGCGTTCAAGTTTCACAGCTTCGCTTTCTCGGCCGCCAGCTTGTCCATCAGCATCATCCCCACGTAGGCATCCTTGCCGCGCCAGAACTTGACAAGCTCCTGTGCTTCCTCGTAGTGCTCAGGCTCGAACTCGATCTGGATGGCTTTCTTGACGCCTGCAGCCATCTCATCGAGTTGATCATCTAGTTCGTCTTCTTCGAGCACGCTGTAGTCAGGCTCTTGAGCAAAGTCCGGTAGATCATCTCCCCAGCCAAGCAGGGTCAGGTCAAACTCCATGCCCTCCAGCTCAGACAGCTCAGCCTTCAGCAGCTCGTCATCCCAGCCCGCAATCAGGGC